AGCACGGCTCTCAGCAGAACATCATCAACCTTGCCCTCGTTCAGCACTTCCTCTCGCTGTGCTTTCTTCTTAAACAACCCCATATTTTCACCCCCTTCCTGTTAATTCTGCGTATCTCCAATGATACCCACCAGCAGACAGCCACTTACCTTTGCAACACCAACATATATTTCCAGCTTTGATGTTCGTGGCTCTCTCGGCATCCGCTAAACTGTCAAAAATGGTGTTCAGTTCAACGCACAAAACCTTTTTGCGTGTTTTCTTGCTTGCTTTCTTTGCTCTATCGTTGTAAGTGTTGTTGTACACATACGAACACCACTCCAAGTTTGACACATCGTTGTTTTGCTTGTTTTCGTCTTTGTGATTGATGCACGGCAAATTGCTTTCATTCTGGAGAAAGGCTGTTGCAACAAGTCTGTGTACCTTTGCACATTTCCTTTGGTCATCTTTTGACAAAATAACTTGATGATAGCCGTACCTATCCATCCCTTGCTTCAAGATTCTTTCATCCAAAATCGTTCCGTTCCTTGGCAGACTTTTCACCCTTCCAAGGTTGCTGACCTCATACAAGCCTTCATATCCGTCAACTGGTTTCCATATTTCTTGCATATAATCACCTCACAGCACTTGGCAGATGAACCCATCCTCGAAAATGGTGTCTTGCTGGAGCAGATAGGTTGCATTCAGTATTGCCATGACCATATCCACCTTTCCCTTTGACCGCTTCTTGTGGATGTAGCGGTTCATGTTGGTGTCGAATGTACACCGTGCGTTCTCAAAGTTGATTTCCAGAAGGTTGTTCGGCTCATACTGGAATTCACCATTGACGATTTTCTCATACAACAGTTTTGTAGGCTGGTGCAAGGTGTCACTATGCTGACGGATCTGTATGCAATTTATAGCTGCATGCTTGCCACCGTCACCGCTTTCCCACTTCTGTGCTGATGACAGGGCATTGAATCGGTCATATCCCAAAGCCTTGATATGCACACCATACTTTTCCTCAATGTGGAACACAAAGTCCTCGATGACACCATAGTCAACGGTCTTGTTACCACAGGCAATGCACTTCATGGCTTCGATAAACTTTCTGTAATCCACTCGTTCAAACTGGCTCTTCTCTTCGATTCGTCCTTCAGGGATGAAAGCAATGGCATCTGCCAGGATGATGCCATCTTCCTCGGCAACCATGCCAACAGCACAGTTATCATTTGTCATTGCAAGGTCAACACCGATGTATACATCTCGGTCTTTCCAATCAATGTGGCTGACTTTGCATTGCAGAACATCGTTGATGTCAACAAAGGATTCCGTGCCAGCACCTTGGTATATGATGTTTGCGTGTTTGGTGAGGAAGTTTTCTCTTGCACTCTCGATGGCAATGGCTCTCGCTCTTTTCTTCAGCAAGTCTTCCCATATTTCAGGGATCTCCAAAGCCACAGGATTGCTGTGCTTGAGTATCATGTCATCGGTTGTCCAGTTCTTGGGATTGTCAGGCTCATACAACAAAGCGAATACTGTTTCGTCATCCTCGATGCCGTCCAAAACTCGCTTTGCATAGCTGACTTCATCCTCAAAGGGATTGTTTGCGGTGGGATATTTCGTGGAAATGATGCATCCCAGCTTGTTCAGGATGTTCAACTGTCCTGACCGCATGGCTTCAATCGCATAGGAATTCGGCAATGCACCGACCTCATCCGCAAGGAACACATTCGGCAACTTGCCGTCAAAGCGGTTTGCGGAATAGTTCAGCGGATAGTATCGGCTTTCGGTCAGGTTGAATTGAATGTAATCTCTCAACAGCCTGAACCTCGGCACTTCCTTGTACAGATAGACAAGGGGAGATGACCGCAAGGTTTCCTCAATGGCTGTTTTCACCTCTCTGGACAGCGAACCATCAGGTGCAACCGAATAGAATTTTGAATATTTCGGCTCTAATAAAAAAAGCAGAATGAACATTGTCGCAACCGTGTAGGTTTTGAAGTTCTTTCTGCAAATTTCCAGTATGGCGGTTTCATATCTCCGCTTTTTGGGATTGTCCCTGTGTACAATGGCAAGCACCGAAGTGTAGAACAGCCATTGATACTGCGTGGAGCATTCATACAAACTGCACCCAGCCTTCAAGCCTTTCGGCATTACCAATAATTTCAGGACATTCTCAATCTGTGTGACCTTGGTGGTGTCTAGGAAATACTTTTGATCCTTCCCATCAGCAATCTTGATGAATACACGGCATTGTTTCTTGACATATCGTGGGACTTCCTTTGACTTGACCGCCCACTTTGCGTATTCATAAGCCTTGTTCATTACTTGATGCCCAAAGCCTTCAGCAATTCGTCCTCGCCTTCGTTCTCATCGTCACCATTACGCAAGGACTTGATAATTTTGATAAGGGTGGCAACTGTTTGGTTAGCTGCCGTACTGGTCTTGTTGTATTCACCGATTGCTGGGTGGGTGTAAATGTTCTCTCTGCCTTTGACATATTCCTTGGTCACCAAGGCACCGTCCTCTTTGATTTTCTCTTCAAGGTCGGCAAGGATGTCCAACTGGACTCTGTATCTGTTGAATGTGGTTATGAAGAAGAAGTTCTGCTCTACACCATGCTCGGTTGCAATCCGCAACACTTCTTCTGCCTGTTGCTGAAGTGTAGGTCTTTCTTTCATTCCAAAAATCCTCTCTAAATTTTCTGTTGGTGTGTTCGCCTGGGCGATGTGAGGTCTTTTTCGACAAAATTTGTTTTTTATTTTTCCATGGGGGGGATTGTTTTTCATTCCTTGTGGACTTTGTTCACCAAGTCAATCAATACTTCCCTTGGGATTTCTCCCTTATCAGCCATCTTGTGGTGGTAGCTGCATAGGCTTATTAAATTTTCATTGTCTAGCCTTCTGTTGTAGTCCTCTTGTAGCGGTGTTATGTGATGGACTTCAACTGTCTTGTAGTTCAACCATTCGATGGTGTTGTATAGGTTATTCAAACAGCATTGACAGAGGAATCTATCTCGCTGACGGATCTCCACACTTTTATCTGTCCATGCCTTTGTCTTCCTGAAGCGGTCACTCTGCCTGTCACCGCTCTTTTGTCGGCTCTTTTTGTGTGGGCATTGGTGTCCCCTTGGGACGATTCCGCAGTATCTGCAAGTCACCAGGTCTTTCACCGCTCTCACCGCTTTTCTGTTCCATCTCTCGTTGGTATTCGCCTTCGCATATTCTGTTCAGCGGACACCGCTTGCAAGTGTTCGCATATCTCATGCATAGTTCAATTTCACGCATATCCACCACCCTAAACATAATGTATTGAGGTGAGTCTATCGTGCGAATACTCAAACAGCTGGAATCTCTTGTGGTTGCCAACATAGCCGTTTTTGCTATGCCAAGCATCTGTTTTGTTCCCTGTTGACAATCTCCGCACAACCACACCACTCTCATCACCATCTTTAATTTCGGTGTGCAAATGCCCCAGATGGATTTCCCTTGTTTTTGAATGTGCAAACTCAAGAGGAAACTCTATCGTAAACTGGCACCGTATATCCTTTGGCGAGGTTCTCCCATCATCGCAATGTCCATATCCAATGAAAATGTCATGCCAATGGATGCACTTTCTCGGCTCTCTAGAATCATCAAAGGTGATTTGCTCACCAAACACCTCTTTCAACACTTCAAAGAAGAACCAGCCAGTTGTTTCATCGTGGTTGCCTTCGCTATAATGCACTCGAACATCATCGCAACATTGCTTTGCTTTTCTTAATATGCTGAAATACATCTGTCTTGCATCAGCATATGCCTTTTCCATGTCCACTTGTTGTATTGGTGTACCCTTTGCGGTTTTACCCCTAAAATCGTTATTATGGAACAAGTCCTGACCGATAATAACTTGAATGCACTCCCATTTTTTGCTTTCGATAATCACCAAGATGCGGTTTAAGGTTTCCTTGTAGTATTCAATGTCATTTATACCGAAATGCACATCGAATAAGGGAATTTCAAGCATCCCTTCAGGAGCATCCGTTTTGATAGGCTCTATATATTCAACCTTGGGAAGTTGTTTTGCGATTTCGATGAGTCTTTCAAGGTTTTCTCGTTCTGCTGTTTGCTTAATCCAACATTGAATAACATTTCCCTTGCCGTCAACCTGAACCGTTGCACCATGAGGAGTAAACCCTTTATAAGTGCCAGAATTCAAGGTGAGTTCATCCGCATAGGTTTTTTTCTCCCACTTGTTCAATGACCTTCTAAAAGATGCAAAAGATTGACCACTATGCTGTTTTTTGAAAAAGTCATTGTATATTTCCCTAGAGGATAAACCTTGCTTTGCAAGTTCAACGCATTTCCGCTTTGTTTCCAGGTCAATCTTCACATCTTCACCTCGCCATATAGCAAAAGAGCAACCGCCTGAACGGTTGCCCTTTGTGCTGTTTTCCTATGGTAGCATTATATCACATAACTTATGGGCATTGTGGGCATCTTTTTTGAAATTGTTTGAAAATTCCTAAAATAATGCTTGACATACTGCTAGCAGTATGCTATAATACAGACAGAAAGGGGGTGATGATATGAAAGTTAGGGTAAAGCGAAAGCCTACCGCCTTCGTGGTAGCTAAGTTGATTATCGAAGCAATCCTTGCACTGGCAGCTTTGATAACAGCTATCCGTTGGTGGTAGGCTAGCCTAGGGTGGGTCGCATGACCCACCCCCCTTGTGGGGATGGCATTGGTATTATAACTTATTGAAAGGAGTTTTTCAAGTGCTTTTAGATAAATTCTGGTTTATTACTTTATGTGTGCTTATGATTATATCCGTAAATATCGGCTTGAGCATTCCGTTGCGGATCGCACTCGCCATCAATGCTGTTGTTATCCTGTGTGATGTGATTAAAGGAGTTAGGAGATTGTACAATGAATGTTGCGAAGCGGAAAACTAAAACTTCCACAGAGGTGAAGGCACGATACAATCAAAAGACTTATGATATTGTATCGGTTAGAGTACCCAAGGAAATGGCTGAAGCATTCAAGGCGAAGTGTGTTGCAGATGGTGTACCACAAGCACAGATTATCAAACAGGCTATTGAAGAATTTTTGCAGAAGTGAGGGAGCATTTTCGCTCCCTCTCTTTTTTAGCCTTGCATCGACCTTATTTCTCCGCATCCATCTTTGCTTCACACATAGGACAGCACTTCCAAAAGGGAGAGCCAACGGTGTTACACCTAGAACACTCCACCCAATTGTTTTGCCCCTTGTTGTGGGAAATCCACCGCCCATGCACCACTTCCACGGCATCCACGATTTCCAAAGGTTGAACCATAAGCACATTCTGTTCTTTTGCAGTTTTTGCACCGCCCCAAAACTGCTCACCGCTGTCAACGATGAATGCCTCGATTAAGCCGTTGTTACATCTGTATTCGCTCTTTACGGCAATGCAATCATCACCGAAAGCAAATAGTGTTCCGCAAGGCAATTCATCAAGTGTGCATTTCTCGCCACACGGAATCAACCGCTTTTCATTTGCCATCTTCCGTCCTCAACTTTCTGCCACAGTTAGGGCAATATTCAAAGACCATCTGGAATCGCTTGCCATATGCGGTAATGATGGTCACAGGCTTTTTGGTGTAGGCTCTGCCTTTGCAGAAATCACAAGGCTTTTTATTTTCCATCTTTCTTCCGCCCTTTCTGCACAATGATGACAGGACCGTTCAAATCATTTGGATTGATGCCGTCCGTGGCGAATCGAACCAAAGGTCTTCTTCCTTCATAGTTCCTGTTGCCACTCGTTTCGCTGTAATCATCTTCAACACATCCGTGTCCAGCAACATGGCGGTGTCTAAATTGCGACATGATGAACGGATGATTCTAGCCTCGCTTATCACTAGACATACTCTTTCCACTCCCTATATCCTTCAAGAATCATGTTCTTGTAATACTTCCGTGCAACCTCGCTTCTGGATCTGGTCGCAATATCAACCCATGCTGGGTGATGTCGGTTCGCCCATGCCTTTGCATCGTGCCATTCAATCCACGCACCAACCGAATGCTTGATGGTGTACCAAATCTGTTCCAAGCTGCCAACCTTACGATATGCCATTACTTCCACTTTCCTTTCATGTAGTCAAATTCAGGTGCAAACTCATATCTCTTGTGAAAACTGTCATGGAGTCCTTCTCCGTAGGCTTCTGCCAAGGCACCGTCAAGTTTATCTCTGTAATAATCGGTTTCGTCATCCTTCTCCCATGCTTTTTGATAGGTGTCGATGTATTCACCGATCCCCTTGACTACCTTGCAAAGTCTGTCCTTGCCGAAGGTGTCCTTGCCCATGATGTCAGCATCTCGCAGAACCAAGGACATCATGTCAAGGATTTGCTGTCTGCCACACCGCAAGCCAGCTTCAAAGAATCCCCTTTGAATTGCCCTTTGTTTGTCTAAATAAGCATTACCCATTAGATTTCAGCAACTCCCTTCTTCTGTAGTACGAAGCCACAGAACCGCAGTTTTTACAACAGAACATTTGATTGCTCTTGGATGCCTCAAAGGACTTCCCACACCACTCACACTTCTTTATCAACGGCACATAGACCAAATTCCGTTTGTAGTATAGCTTTTTGCAATCCTCATCGCAGAACACTTTCTCCCTACCCTTGCGTTTATATATGAATTCCTTACCGCAATTCTTGCATACTTGCCTTGTGCCAGTTGGCTGTGGCTTTGAAGTGACAACAGGCTCTTGCACGGCTTTCCTGTGGTTTCTGCGATATTCGTGCCACTCTTTTCTTGTGCAAGTCCTTTGCCGAATCTTCTGCTCCAGAACCTTTCCGCGTTGCATCTTTTCCCATTGCAATCCCTTCCATTTGCCGTATGACATACCAGCTGCGATTGCCATGCTTGATTCAATTGCGAGTCTGTCAGGCTCTCTTGTTTTCTTTCTTGCCATACTATCACCGCCCTGTGCTACCGAAGCCGTTGTTTCCTCGCTCGGTTTCGTCCAGTTCATCAACCAGTTCAAGGTCAGGTGTCAAAATGGGAAGGATGACCAACTGGCTGATTTTGTCACCCTTGTTCACCTGATACCCTTTATCACCGTGGTTGTACAACTTCACCCTGATGCTCCCTGTGTACCCCACATCGATGACACCTTCGCTCTGGATGCCGTGCTTGACATTCAAGCCACTTCTGCTCTTGACCATGCCCACCGTGTTCTTGGGGAGTTCGATGTGAACCCCTGTGTCGATGGTCATTGCGGATCTCCTTGGAACGATGACAGTTTCAGGGGAATACAAGTCAAGTCCAGCATCCGCGTCATGTCCCCTTGTGGGCATATATGCACCCTTGTCCAGTTTGATTCTCATTTTTCCACCCCCACAAAGATGACATTGCTCAAATGCGTTTCATACTTCACACCGCTTGTGTCAACGATGATGGTATAACCGCTGGAATCAACAGACCGCCACTTGACCTCGACCTCTGCAAAGTTGCCTGTGCAACCCTTGATGAATGCTTTCATTAGTTTTCGTCCTTTCCAAAGTAGTTCTCCAGTTTTCTGCTTACTGTCCTTCTGTCCATGTGGCATTCCTCGCCAATGTCCTCATACTTCATGCACTCAAGGTATCGTTTCCTTGCCAGTACACGAATCTCGGCATCCTCAACCGCTTCTATGTAGGTTTCAAGCCGTTCCATCTCCTTGGCAACCTTCTCCTTGGCTTTTCCCAACTTGGTGCGAAGTTTATCCAGGCGGTTGTAGAATTGCTCAACAGGGGATGACACCGAATGTCCTGACGGCATACCGCTCATTTCAAAGGCACTCAAG